GAGGATCTCATCTTTGCAGCTGATTACAAACACTATGATCTTTCCCAGGGTTGTATGACCAAGGGAGGTACGGCACATCTCAACATGAGAATGGTAAAGAAGTGTCCGAATATGCCTCCTGTAGCATCCCTTATGATCCGAGGAATTTTCACAGAGAAGATGTACCCCGTTCTCCGAGCAAATGGTGATCTCATCCTTGTTTTCGGTTATTCTCCATCTGGAGTATCCGGAACCGTGGAAGAGAATGGCATGGATAATGGGCACATCATGCGAGCAGCTGCACACAAACTAAATCCTCAAACACCAAAATTTCGCGCTGTTGTTAAGATGGGAAACTATGGTGATGATCTAGAGGGTGGAGTACACCCAGACCATCAATGGTTTAACCCTCCAGCGGTAGCTGAAGCAGTGAGTGATTGGGGTTATGTTTTGACGCCTGCGAATAAAGATCCTACTTTCACAAAGAAGTGGGATCCTGGAGCCGATTTCCTGAAGATGACCAATGGTCATATAGAAGGAACTGATATACGTGTCGGCAAGCTTGATAAGAATTCTATTCTGAAGCCTTTGCTAGCCAACACTAAATCATCTCTGACCCCTGAGGAGCAGTGCGTGACAGTTCTAGATGGAGCTGTTCGCGAAATGCTACCTTATGGTAGGGAGGAGTATGAGGATTTCAGATCTCGGGCCCAACGTGTCGCAGACTATCATCTCATAAGTCCTTGGTGTACCCAATTGGAGGTTAACTACGACGAAGCTCGTGCTCGATGGGCACATCGCTATGGCGTCGAGTTGACTTCTTAAACACACCCTGGACCAGCCCGGTATGCTATAAGAGTCCCTCCGTGCGGTGTCCCCCTGCACGCTAAGCGAAAGAGAACCGCTGATACTGATTACGGACGATTGCTAGGCGAAGCTTGAAGGACGCTTTATCAGTGAGTTGGTAGCCCTCGTGCTATCCCCCTATTTAGGGGAGTGTAGACGCACCCGCCAACTTATAGGGTCTTGTTCCCTGAGTCAGGAACTTGACCGACAAATTGACTTACAGACCAACAACAAATAATAGAAAATCAAGAGTCCCCTGAACTAAGCCAACAGCAGTTCGGGATTGATACCCATGAGGCAGGTACACTCGTAGGCTCCGAGGCACCTGTCGACCCGTCATACTTCACCACTGATGCAAAAGCAGATTTGGCAGGATTTCTATCCAGACCTGTACGGATCCATAATTACACATGGACTGTGGGAACACCACTGAACATTAATTTTGATCCCTGGGTGGATTATCTAACCACCGAATCTGTAGTAGAGAAACTCCGAGGTTTTGGAGCTATAAGAGGTACGCTACATGTAAAGTTTACTATAGCAGGTAGTCCCTATTTCTCTGGTTGTGTCATGGCGTCGTACAACCCACTGCACGTCACTGATTCTCAGCGATTAGATCCCGTCACAGGAGATTACGCACCCATACGAGAGTCACAGCGACCTAATATCTTGCTAGATCCATGCCTTTCACAAGGAGGAACCATAGTATGCCCGTTCTACTGGTTTTGGGATGGGTACCCTATATCAACACTAGGTACTTCATTCTTAGGTATGATCACTATGCGAGATATCGCTACGTTGCGTGCAGTGCAACAGACATCTACAGGATGTACCATTATGGTATATGCCTGGATGGAAGATGTCGCCCTAATCGGCCAGACTTCACAGTTACCAATGACAACGTTGTCTGGTCAAACCCAAACCCCTATTGCAACTGAGATGCACATGGCTGAAGGTGATACTAAAGGACCAATATCCAAGATCGCTTCTACCGTGCAATCTGTGGCTAAAGCAGCGGAGAAACTCCCAGGCGTGGGACCGTATGCCAAAGCTACTGATATAGCAGCTGGTGCAATAGGCAACGTCGCAAAACAGTTAGGGTATTCAAAGCCTACCAATTTGGAACCCATAACTAAGATGATAACATTTCCAGCCCCTCCGATGGCTACAACAAATGAAATGGAACCAGCTTATGTTTTATCAACTGATGTGCGACAAGAACAATGCATAGATCCCAGAGTGGCTGGGTTTCAGGATTTAGATGAATTATCCATAGATTTTCTTTGTGGTAAAGAATCTTACCTTACATCCGGAACCATTGATCTCTCTACTCCTATCAATGATGTACTGTTCA